CAAGATCATTATATGGATAGTTAGGATAGTAGTATTCTGTTCCTTCTCTTTCATATTTACCTACATTTCTTAACATACCTTTAGCTACAATAGATTTATTTGTAGCTCTATCTCCTCTTACAATTTTAAATCCAATAATATCATCTTTTTGTTGTTGTGGAAGATTTGATGAATTTATTAATTGAGCAACTTGCTGTACATTCAATTTAACACCAATTGGAAATACAGAATCATTCTGCATAATTGGAGCATATGTTCCATCAGGATTATAAGTTGGATCAGGAGTTTGAAATATAGGAGAAACTAATACATCAGGAAACTTATGATGTCTAATTGGTGTATCAGCAAGGTCTCCCCAAACTGCTGTATTACATGGATAAAGTTCTGTAGATTCCCAATATGCAAAATTACCATATTGGTATGGTGTTGCATTTCCAATACTAGGACCACCTATATCTCCAACTACAGATCCTGTATTATATATCTCCCAATACTCACTAGAATCTCCATGACTTGGATTTCCTACAAAGTCAGGATTTGACATAGGTATATATGGAAACTCATCATCTGCTGTCTTAGGTCTACCAGGAATATGAAAGCCATCAGTTTGTTTACCATTCTTTAGTAAAAATACTATTTCAAATGCATATACCTCATCTCTAAGATAGCCTCTTAAGTTTGTAGCATTTAATGCATCTGCATAGGTTTCTGTATTAGGAATCTTATATGTTTGCCATTGAAGAGTTATACCACTAGCTATTTGCTGGTAATTAATTCTATCAATAGAAGTAAGATTATCCCATATTAATATATCTCTAACAGCTGTTAAATCTTGAGCAATTTCATAGTATGGAAACTTTTCAAATATATCAGCAATAACAAGAGGAACTGGAGTTACATCTTGTCCTGTATAGGTTATTTGTTTTGAAATACCATCAATAAAATATGTTCCTATTAACTCTACAGATGTAATATCATTTATTGTTTTAATTACAGCTACATTATAATATTGAAAATATCCTGTAATATCTAAATCCTTAACATTTAATACAATAGATCTACCCACTGGATAATTAAAATCAGCAGTTGTAAGTTGTGGATTAGCAAGAGGTGTTGGATTTGTTACACTATAATATGATGTATATCCACCACCTGTAGCATTAGCATACTGAATAGCAAACTGATATGTACCAGCAATTAAGTTTCCACCATTAACTATATTTACTACAGATAGTTCTGGAATACTAAAGTTAGGTTGAATATTTAATTTGTTACAATCTAATACTTCTGTTACAACTGGGTCACAAATAACACCATCTGTAAATGTTGTAATATATGGTTTATTATTTAAATCTATATATCTTCTAGGATTAAGACCATCTGTCCAATAAACCTCAGTTGTGCAATTAGAAATCTTATGAACAGCTTTATGAATTGGATTATTAATATTAAAGTTAAGACATGCCCCTTCCACATACATGTGGTAGACACAGTCATTATTATCCATATATCCAATCTGAGAAGCTCCTGTTTCAGGATTAGTCAAGAAGAATATATGTTTATTTTTTTCTGGAATAAAGTGCTCTCCAATAAGATGAAAGCTTTGAGGGAAGTTTAGGCATAATTCATTACCTGGCTCATTCTGATAATTAACAGAGTTTGAGTCAAAGTTTTCTACAGCACCATTTAATGCATACGTAAGAGTACCTTTAGGAATTTGTCCAATAGACATATCCGAGTTCATACCACTACGTGCAGAATTATTTTCCTGCCTAATATTAGTTGTTTCTTCTCCAGCCATATCGGTTAGTTCTATTTGGTAATTCGTACATGTTGAATCTATTCAAGTCATTCTTGATTCTTCTTTGCTTCTCCCAAGGAGTTTGCTTCTTAATCTCAATATCAGCCATGATAAATGCCTCATTAGACATTTGCTCATATCTTTGTAGCTTCTGTTGTATCTGTGCAAAGGTTTCATCAGTTAACTGATTAGACAATGTTTCAAACACCTTATACTTAATAAATGCTTCTACAAACTCTCTAATACGATAGTTATCAGGAATCATTTGATTTCCAATACCATCATACTCTGTAACATAAAATATCAAATGAACTATTCCATTTCTGAAATTAGTAACAAATTTATTATCTCTAATATCAAATGAATCATATCCTGCAGAACCTGGAGTGAATTCATGTAGAGGAGGAGCATATTCTGTAAACTGCCAAGCATTAGTATATTCTACATCACAATTACCTCTTGCAGATATATTACCTGGTTTAAGTAAATATTCTTGTTGATATGATCTAGCTACTGATTGATTAGTTTTATATACAGCTTGTATAATCTCAGGCATACAAGTTCCATCACATGCTGGGTTTTGACAAACAGGATTTACACAAGGAGTTCCTCCAATAGTTAATGGAGCAATCTGTATAGTTGTTTGAGAAGCAGCTTGAGTATATAATGAATTAGCTGTTTGATATGGATATTGAGGAATCTCTGTACACATCCAAGCTTCTCTTACAGCAACAAAATTGTCTGGAAGTCTAGCTTGAAAATCTTCAATATATAAAGGTTGCTCAGCAATAACATAAGTTGCCCTACCTAGCTTCTTTAGACATTTGTCTAAGTAAGTAGGGAAAAGCAAATCATCTACAGCTCCTGTATCAAAATAGCTTTTTAGTTCCTCTTTAACTGTAGAATATACAGGTTCAGGAGAAATAAAGTTGTACTTGTAATAGTATGACATTTAATTTATTTTTTCCATTCACGATAAATATGTTGATATTTGTCGTTGGTTTTTATGTAGTGAGATAGTAATCTTGAGGTTGTACGAGATGGTTTAAAGTACCATAGATTTACATTTTTTAATCTAGTTGACTCTTTAAACCATTGCCATCCAAAAAAATAACCTTCTGTATGATAATTAAAATTATATATCATCTTTCCTTTTTCTTTGGTTCTTTGCCAATCTACAGGTAAGTTAATATACTCTTTACCATCTATATCTTTTAGTTTTCTTCTCTTCTTTTTATTAATTGAAAATTCACCAAAGCCAAAAGGCAATCTGGCTTTCTCTCCAGTTTCTAATATATAGTTCTTGAAAAATTCATTGTAAGAATATACAATATTTCTCCACTCATCAAATGTGATTTTTATAGTGGGATTCTTTTTACAGAAATTATTGTAGTTTTCTTTACTAGCACTTCTCCAGTCTATCTTAATACGCATTAGTTGGTTGGTTTTGTATTGACTGCTTGTCCATCAATACCATCAAAAGTTTGATCTGTTTTAATTCTAAAATATGTATTTAATAACTTTTGAGATGTTAATTCTAAAACTTGTTTTTCTAAATATCCTGGACATCCAAATTCTTTGTCTAATGGGTTCATACAATAATCTTCATTAGAAACTGTAGGAGTTGGTCCACATCCACATGCTGGATACATAATCTCATTAGGAACATCTTCTTCAAAAAACGCTGCTATTCTAACAGCTTTTAATAAAGGATTGTTTATATATAGATAACCATTAGCTATCCAATAATATTGTTCATTCTTTATAATAGGAAGTTTTAATAGATTTAAATATCTATTAATTGTAATCTCTTTAAATCTTTTACCATTTCCTCCTAGAGCATTAATAGACCAAACTCCTTGAATAAGATATTGATAGTTTCCTTCAGATATACGAGGTAATTTAAAACTAGTTCTAGCTACATTACAAGGATCAACATAATTACAACATTCAGAAATAGGAACCTCTATCATTTCTAAACATGGAATAGTAGTGAATACAGTATCAGTAGCCCAAAGTCTTCTGAGATTTGTTTCACGTTTAACCAATAAAAATGTGTTGTTCTTGATTTCAGCAGCAATAACCCTATCAGTGATAAGATTATCTGTCGTTAATAATTTGTGCATTGAACGCACATCTGAAACCATTTTCCTTAATGTTGCCATTATAAATACTGTTTGAATATATTTGTTATTCCATCTTCCTCATCTATTAGAAAGCCTGTTGCTTCTGCTTTAGACATAGTGTGACCATTTTTGTCATCCCAAAGACTTTTAGCATTAGAGAATGCTGGAATTTGGTAAAATTTAATACCATTGAAATCATGACTCACTTCATGGTGTTTGTCCCCTGTGAATATATAAAAGTTCTGATGATAAGACCATCCTTCTCTATATTCTATTGGAAATAATCCAGCAAGCTTTGCAGGTTTAATAGCATCTCCATGATTAAACATCAATGCTGATTTACCATAGCTTATATACTTTCTATACTTAGGACTTACATCAAATGTTAATCTTTCTGTATTTCTAAAGTAAGTTTGTAACCAATTGACCATATGCCAACCTACATACTCATCATGATTACCTGCTACATATACAACATTAACATATTCAGCATATTGTAATAACATTGTAATCATTAACACTTCATGTCCACAGATATATTCAAAAGATGTTTGATATGTATGTGTATTAGTTTGAGGAGTTCCTTTAGTTGTCATTCCATTGAATTCACTATTGAATTCATCAGAACCAATAATATATGTAATTTTCTCTAGGTTATTTGAGAGTTGTGCTTGATTAGCAATCAATTCCACTTTGTACATGATATGAGCTAATCTATTAGATATATCATTATTACCATCAATATCATATTTATTTATATGAGAGTCTTGTTTGTTAATAACTAACATACCTTTTGGTTTACCAAAGTCAACCTTAGGGCTCATAACTGATTGACTTATAGGTTTATATGAACCTAAGAAGTCTATAAAGTTATCTTGAAATAGTTGTTCTTCTTTCTTCTTACCTAACCAAGCTTTAACCTGCCAGCGTGGATTACCTGCATTTCCCCAAAAATTCTGTACATATTTAGTTATGTCCCATTTGTCTGTATCTATCTTACATTTCTCTATAAGCTCATCTAAACTCTTAATTTCCTCACCTACATTAGCTATTACCTCACCTGTACCTTTAATTAGATCCTCCGTAAATTTAACCACTGTATCTTCTAAATCTGCTATATAGTTTCCAAGTTCTGCTTCAGTCTCAATCACATCTGCTTTCCTAATATCTGTAAGTAATTCATCAACCTCATCTTCTGTAATTCCTAGCTTTTCAGCATAATACTTCTTTGATTTTTTCCAGTGTAGCATCTGTTGTAGTTGTTCCAATTGAGTTTGGTTTGCAGACATATAGGTAAATTTGGTTAAAATTACCGTAAAGGTATGAACTATTTTTGATATTCCCAAAAATATGCTAACTAATTTAATTAATGAAAATAACTAATTTGATTATACTTTAAACAAAAACCCCCAGCCTAGAAAGGCCAGGGGATACCTTGGAAACCAACAACCAAGGTTTTTATTATCTTAACATTGAAATTGAGAGTAGGTAAACACACCATTTGAAAGATTCCATGATATATTCTGTAAATCATAGAATAAAGCAGTGATAGAATTACCTATTTGATTTCTAGCAATTGCTGTACAAGTTGTAGGACCACCTCCTCCAAGTCCTGCAAATGAGTAACCATTGGCTACAAATAATGCATAATCAGAAGCATTTAAGTATATTCTTAGCACTACATTTAAAGGACATCCATCAGTTTTAGCATATCTTCCTTTTTGAGCTAAATAATATACATCTGGGTTAGGTGTTGTACTTGAAGAACTTGTAGTGCTAGATGTACTACTTGTAGTTGATGTTGTAGGAGCACCTGATACTATTAAATATAAACTTGAATTACAAGGTCCTGCAGATCTTAAAAGAACTTCTGTTGTTCCAGTTGGAAGAATTGCCTCATATCCAGCTAGTAAATCAGCTCTAGATATACCAGATGTAATTATTGTTGAGAACCCATCTGCATCTGAATATAAATTAAAAGGTCCTGTATTACTACCTGCTGTAGTTAATGTTATTAATACTGTCATTTTTGTTGGTTTTAACAGTCATTCACAATTGCACAAAACTGTGCTTTTAATGTTGGATTTGCTGCAATTGCTGTTAATAAAGATGCAGCACTTAAATTATTATCTATTTTTTCTAACGCTAATGTTAAGCAATCTCCACTTGCAACACCTGAGTTTGGTAAGTTTGGACCAATATAATATGTATTATTTGATGTCACCATAGTATTGCTACATCCAACAGCAACAGGATGATAATAAGCAGAGTAACAAGGTTCACAAGGAAGACAAGCCATTTTATAAAAAGTTTAAATATTAAGAAGGAATATACATAATATAATAAGTAGCAAGAACTGGTTGAATATTATTATGACCTGTACCACTACCTACAGAAGTATTTATTACACTTACTGATGTAGATACACTAATACCTGTTGTAGAACGTGTAGTTTGAATATTTTGTGGAAGATCAGTTGATACACCAACACTTCCTGAACTTGACCAACCTATAGGAGTATGTCCTGCATAGTGAGTATGACCAGGATCTGTTACAGTAGATGTTGCAGTGGCTGTAGCTCCATGCGTGTGGGAAGGTAAATTTTGAACAGTTAATTCTACAAGGTTTGCACCATTTGTTGAATATAAAGCATAATTTGGATTACCACTACTATATATAGGATTTACTTCATCATCTAATGGAGGACCTGTAACTCCAGGAGTTACAATAGCACCTACACCAACTCTACCTCTTTTATCAGGAGTATTATTATTTCCATTACATAAATACACTTTATCCCATCCTAGATTAACTAATCCTCTACCAGTAGTATCAAAGTTTGTCAATGGTCCATAATACTCCACAGCTGTGTAAGGAACCATCTTTGTGTACTGTTGGGTAGAACCAACTTGCTCAGCTAAATAAGCCGCAATTAGAGCATTTAAATCAGCAAGCTTTACATAGTTACTATTTACATTAAGTTCAAAAGCAACTAGGTCACTAGCAACTGCACAAAGTTTTGTAATAACAGCTTGTAAAATAGCATGAGTGTCAGAAGAGGCTGTTACTCCTGTAAGACATCCAATTGAATAATCAGCATTAAGTATATTTAATGTATTGTTAATAGCTACAATCTGTGCTTGTAAACTACATTCTCCTTTGGAAAGAGCTTTAATCCAATCTTTAGATGTATGAGTTAAACCTGCTGTAAGATAACCAGTAACTAATGCACATACATCTCCTGCACTAAGTGTAATACCATCTCCTACACCAGTTAATAAAGGAACTAAAGCATTCATTATAGCTTGTTCAACAGAAACTAAATTGTCTCCTGTTTCAACACCTAATGCAGCATAATTTATTCCTGTATATCTAACACACTCATCAGATATAGTTTCTACACATCCGTTATAACAACTATCGCAAGACATTTTTTACTTATTTATTAATTAACAATATAACTCTACTAGCAATCATTTTTACTGTAAATGGTTCACAGTAACTGGGATTACATTGTTTATATGTTAATATTTGTTTATAATTTAATAGATCGCCAATTACCTCACCTGGGATATAATTATTCAATGAGAATATAATATTATTATATTGACTAACTGCTAGTGCTGTTAGCTTCAAATTAATATCCTCTAAAAGTGCAGGTATACTAGCACACTCAATACAGTCGGTTAATCTTGGTGATAACATCTTTAATTCTTTGATTTGCTTTTACAGCAGCATGATAACATGCTGAACATAAGCCATTAATTAATTGACATCCACATCCTACTTTTATGCCACAGTCTTTACAGTTTGCCATGTTAAACGAAGTTGATTTGATAATTATTTCCAGAGCAACCACAATTGTTACTAATAAAATTATTTAACATATTGTCTGCTTGTATATATAGTGTATTAGCTGTATCTATTGCACAGTTATTAGCAGCAGCTATTGACCCTTGGATCATATAGTAAATACTATTAAGAGTTACTTTTGATTGCTTTTTAATAGCTAAGTCACATTCCATCATATCAAGCTTCATAAATGCATTATCAAACTTCTCTTGTATTCTTTCTGTACGCATTATGTTTTTCTCTGTATAGTTTAAATATGCAGGTGAAACAGAATACTTTAAGAAATACACACCATCTGGAAGAGGTTGTGTACCTCCTGCAAAATTATTAAGTCCTAATGTAATAGAATTATAAACATTGAAGTCTAAAGGAATGAATGGAATAGAAACAGGAACAGTATATCCAGGAATAGTAATTTCCATTGTAGGAGCAACTACTACAGGAGGATTAGTATCATAAGTTGATATATCTGCTATTCCTAATGTTCTTGTGCTAAATGTATTAATTACTAAAAAATCTAAAGTCATGTTCTTTAAAATAATAATGCCAGAGGATTTGAGAATTAATCCTCTCACCCTCTGGCATAGGTTATATGATAACTACCTTTACTCCTTAAGGGATCTGAGTAGTTGTTGTTGAAGTACTAGGCCATACAGTAGTTGTAGTGCTTGTAGTAGAAGTGATAGGAGCACTTTCATTTTCAGCAGCACCTAAAGCAGCAGCCAAGATTGCATTAACTGCACTTGTTTGAGCTTGTGGAACAGCGATAATTACAGTTGCATCTTCATAAATATAGTCACCCCATTGGTAAGCTGATTTGTCATAATCATTAAACTTGATGTAGAAGGTATCATAAGTTGTACCAGTAGTTACCCAGCTTTCAAAGTTTTCGTTATAACCAACCATTCTATAAAGATGCTTCAAATATCCAGCTTGGTAGCTATAGAAGTTCTTTTCTAATTGTTGAATCTCAGCAGAAGTACCAGCAACATAAGAACTACGTTGAGTAACAACTGGTTCAGCAACTACGTTACAAGGATCAGCAACAATAAAGTCAGCAGTTGTAGCAGGTCCAGCATAGATGAAAGTACGGAACCACATACGGTCATACTCCCAAGGGAATGCAGCAACATCACAAGGCTGTCCATATTGAGTTAATGGCTTACCACTAATAACTAATTTTGCATTTTGATCATCACCAATTCTTTGGAATTGATAGAAAGTACTAAAGCTAATGTTGTCAGGGTTGTTACCTGGAGCTTTTAAACTCAATTGATAGATCAAACGATCAATTAATTCTGGTACATCTACATCAGAACAAGGATCACCACCACATGCTAAGCAAGGAGCGTTTACTGTTACTGAACGAGTGAAACCATTGAAGTACAATGTGTTAATGTAGCTAGAGAAAGCACGTAAAGTCAAAGTGATAATTTCACCTGGCTTAACATTGAAGTTAACTACTTCAGTTACTTGATTCGCAGCAACAGGAGATCCTGTAACTTTGTACCATTCTGTAACATTTGATTTACCATTACCTCCAGAATTTAAAGCACCAGCAATCTTATCAGATCTTTTAGATCCTTGAAGATAGGTGTTTACTCTTCCTTGAGCAACGTAGAAATAAGGAGCAGCAGCAATATTACCTGCTGTTGCATAAGTATAATCATTTTTGAATATACCAAATTGACCTGGGGTCAAATTCTGAGTAGATCCAGAGCTAGGGAGTGTGTTTCCTACTGGAGATACAAAGAGCGTGGTTAGAGAAAAATCTGCCATTTGTTTTTTATTTTAAATTGTAAAAAGTTATTCGTTTGTCTGTATTCTCATTTGAGCAGTTTGAACTGCAGACATGTTTTCTGTATACATAGCTAAACTTTCAACTGTTAAATCTAAAAGTTCATCTTCTAAGTATGTTTCTAATTCGCAATTCTGATCATATGATGGTTCCCCATCTAGCATGATATATCCTTCTTTATTAATGTATTGAGGATATCTCATATAAGATATGAATATTTGCTTTGGTATAAAAGTACCATCTGTAAATACACTTATCTCATCAGAAGATAGAAAGTTAAATGTCTCTTGGTATTCAAAAGAGGGCTTGTAATGATCATTATTCAAAATGAATTGAATATCACCATGTTTAGCCAAATCTCTATTAATCCAAATCTTTCTACCTGTACATCTTCCCTTATCTGCTATTACATAACTATCAATGTAGAACATGTAGTCAGGGTCTAAGAGATGTATATTTGCTTTCCATTGATTTAACTCAGCATTCATCAATTCTAAATCTAATGGTTGGTGATTATAAGTTACCACCAAACTTTGGAGATCTTCATAACGCTTTTTAAAAGCATCGAGACCTAAACCAGATACCGTATTTTGACCATCAACCTTTTGCTTTATAAGCTTAATCTGAGCCTCATTTAAAGCTAGGATTTTGTCTTCTAGGTTAATTTGTTGATGCTCGTTAGTTGATAGTTTATTTAGTTTCTGATCAATCTTATATAATAAACTATCTACTGGGATCATACAGATGCTAATTTTTTAGTTTTCAATTTACCTTCTAATGTTAATAGTTGGTCTTGATTGTCTTCATTTGCAAGGAATTTAACTAAATCATCTTCATCGCTTGCTATTTCAAATTCACCTTCGTAAATCTTACCATTAGGTTTTGTTCTATAAACTGAATGGGTAAGTGCTTGTTTTACTAAGTCTTTGATATGTAATAAGTTTTCCTTCATGTCAGCAAATCTATTAAAGATTTCTACAGGATTTAAACCTTGGTATTTACCATTTTTAAACTCTGTTTGTTTCAACATGTTATCTACTTGGTTATATACAACTTCTTCTTTAGTATCTTCAGTGACAGGAAGACCTAAAAGTCTTGCAACTTTCTTCTTCTTCTCAGGAGTCATAGAATCAAACTTAACAATAGCTTTATTGATAAGTTGTTTCTTTTTGAAGACGACTGCATTCTCAATCTCATCATCAGCCACATAGAATTGTATATCTGCAGGAAATTCACCACGCTCCCAAGCTTGGTAGCTAGAAGCAATAGTAGGATGTACTCTTAACCATGAGAAAGCTAATTCTTGTAATGTATTAGTGAAATCAAAATAATTATCACCATCCATAAGCTTTACTGGTTGTACGTGAAGAACATCATCTGTTGAAGTTGATAAACCATAGTTCCAAAATTGAGATCTTGGACTTAAGTCAATATCACCTAAAGCAGCTTCAAGTTTCTTACGTAAGTTAGTTACTCTTTCAACTTCTAGTTCTCTTTCTAGATTATCTTGAATTCTTCTAATATATGAAGCTTGTGGATCAAGTCCTGTTCTGTACTGACCATCAAGTTCCTTATACGGATACTTAAATACTCCTGTACCAGGAATTCTTGTTAAGCCTTTCATAGCAAGTCCACCTTGCATAGTTTGTAACTGAGAGTTATTATACTCCTTTTTTAAAGTGGAGATCTTTCCTATCTTACCCATATGTAGTTGTTTTTGTTTGGTTTATTTGCAGATGGTTACCATCGAAGGTGATGCAGTGAGGCATGAAGCCTAAACTCATCCATCTGTGTTTGAGAAGACTCCCCCACTTTTGAGGAGTGGGGGGGAATTCTTCTCGGTTTTATGAAACATCTTTTTTAAGGATGTCGGTCTAAGGATACTATCCTTAGGGTTGTTAGAATTGTGGTATTTCCTCAATTAAAACTGTACGAGATAAATCTTCAATGAAAACATCACAACGATCTTTCATCCAAATTTCATATCCAGGGAATTTGTTCGCAGAACTCATACCTTGAGACTTAGCAAAACCTAAGTGGTGACGAGTACCATCGATATAACCCCATGTCATAGAAGGAGCTCCTTTCATACGTACTTCTCTGATGTTGTTAATCATTGAACCATCGCTCATTGGGCTAACATCAAATACCATAAATACTGGAGTAGACTTTTTGTTTTGTCCAAATTCTAAGTTTGTTTGAGGTAAATCCAACTCTTTCAAGTGAATCAACTCAACACGACCAGTCTCACGAGTAACCATTGCATCAAATGCAAAGTTATAAGTGATATGCTGTCCTTCACCTTGCATGTAACGATTTCCGCTATCTGCCATGAAAGTTAAACCAGAATTTAAAGCATCATTCTTCAAAGCTTGTTGGAACACATCAAACCCAGCTTCGTTAGTGTACATTTTAACTCTACGATCCTTAACATCCACACGTCTGTAGAATAAATCACCAAACACAGAACGAATCAAGTTTGCAGTGAATTCTCCACGGTTGTATTGAACTAAGTTACCGTTATTTCTCATTCTGTGGTAAACACCAGCAGAAGTTCTTTTTAATTCTTGCTTAGAACCACTAGTCTTCACGGTACCAGGCTTAGCCCAGATCATACGCTTAACTTTTAATTCTAACATAGACTTACGCATCCAGAACTCAATAAATGGTTCCCACTTAACATCATTACGAGTTAAAGGTAATTGGTTACGTCTTTGTGGAGCATAAACCAAGATATCTAAAGGCTTACCAGAAGCATCTCTCATCATTTTGTCATCAGCCCACTCAGTGATCTTGTGCTCATAACCATATGCAGAACCTAAAGATTCAAACATTGTGATTTGCTCACCCAAACGAGGAAGACCTAATAAGTCTTGATCGAACTCACCAATAGCAGCATCAACTAATTCTAATTCAATACCAGTTTGTAAGAACACAGGGCTTACGAAATCCACTTGAGGATTATCTGTAATTAAATTGAAAGTGTATAAGAAACCAGCATTCCATGGTTGAGGATCTTTGATTACATAGAATCTTGGACCATACTGACGAGAACCTACAGAAACAATTGCGTTCTTAGAAAACTCATTAGTATCCAATACAGCTTGGAATTCTTGACCATCAATACCTGGCTTGCTTAAAGCTAAAGTAGCATTTGGAATGTCAATGATTTTTGGGAACTTATAAGGAACCGCTACCTGCCACTTCCAAGCATCACTATTGTTATCAATATAGTAAGGAGTAGACTTGTTAATCATGTCTAAGAAATCATTACTGTAAAGAGAACTCTGAGTATACAAGCTGATAATCTTTTTATCATAATCAGCTGGCTCTGTAGAGTGAAAGCTTTCCAAGTGGTTAGAATCTGTAAGTTTACCTACAGCACGCTTATCCATAGAAGCGACTCTTGCGTAAGTAAAACCAGTTAAACCTGGAATTGTTTGAATTGCCATTTTGTTATTTTTTTAATTTTTGTTATATAAATTGTTTATGCAAACCATGAAGTAGAACTAGCAGGTTTAGAAGATTTCACTGCACTTTTATTAGCTTGTCTAGCTACTTCACCAAATAACTCATTTGACTTTTTAGTAAGACCATTCTTTTGAATTGTAGATAGAGTAGGATCTTTTTCTAATATTTTTAATAATAGACCAAGCTTTACTTTCTTCTCATGATTCTCAGGACGTTTTAGCTCCAAGATAGTTTTATCAAAGTCTGTTAATGTTTCACCAGAATTTGTTTTATACTTATCTGTAAGGAGGAAATCTTGTAGTTCACCAGCCAATTTTGGGTTAAGTGGAATACCATCAAACTCTTTAGCTTTTAACTTATCTTGCAATACTGATTGTACATTCTGATAGTATTGTTGCTTAACAGCTTGTTGTTGTTGTAATTCTTCACTTCTTTGTTGCTCCATCTGCTGAAGCTTAGCACTTTCTTTTTTAATTAAGACTTTATGGTGTTTAGCGGCTACTGATTCAAGATCACCATAGTTTTTAAGTCTCTCTATTTCTGTTGTAACATCCTCAGGTTCAAAACCTTGATCAGTTAAAGCTTGTTTGATAACAGCTATCTGATTGTTTTCCTGAGCTAGATCCATTTCAGAGAAACTCTGAATAGCTCCATATGTACCAAAATATTCTTTAGGATCAACACCTTTTACAAAGATAGCATCAAATGCTGCTTGATAATCCTCTCCAAACTGACCAATGAAGTTATTTACAACCTCAATAGCTCCTTTCTTTTTCTCTGCTTGGAATCTTTCTAAGAATTCCTCAGGAGTATTAATAGGAGCATCTTCTTCATCATCCTCTTTAGAGAAAACACCAAGTTTGAATAGGTCTTTAGATAAAGCAGTAAATCTACTTTCTTCTACTTCACCTTCTTCATTATCCTCAGATGTTGTTTCTTTTTCTTTACTAGTAGTTTTAGCAGGAGCTGGTTCATTGTCTTCTTCAGTGGATTCATCATCTGAATCACCACCTAATAAGAAGTCTTGAATAGCTGTTCCTGCATCTTTCTTTTCTGTATCATCTTCTGTAGAAGCTGGTACATTTGCTGCTTTAGGAGCAGCTACCTTTTTTGCATCATTGGTAGGGATTTCATCTTTTTTAATATCCTGTAAATCGTCAGGATTCGCAGTTGATGTTTCAGGGGCAAATAAGTCACTTAAAAGTTCCTGATTACCCAATCCCATTTCCATAGTATTTTCAATACTAAAGTTTCCAAATGATGGACTATCTAGATTTTCGGCCATATGTAGTTGAGTTTTAATTGGTTTCGATTAGTAAAAGTATATTACATTTACTTAATGGCAAAGAGATAGAGCACTATATAGGCCATTATTTAATATAATATAGCATTAATATTTTTTACTCTAATCCAATTTGTTAATAAAATTGTCATTTATAAGCCTAATGCTTCTTATTGGTGCTATATCTGTAAGGGTAACTTGTTGAACTTCAACCCCCCACTTCCTAGCTTCTACCCTAACTTTCTTTGTAAGAGTGTTATCTAATTCAGAATCTGTACACTCATCTAGTGTCATAGACATAATAACATTTTTTATAATACTTGAAGACATGTCTGATAGAGCATCCTGTGCATCATACACCTCAAGCAAGAATATTTTAACATCTGATATTCTATATTTAACTAAACCCTTGACAACTATGTTTTGTTTATCTTTAGTATATAAAGATTGAGCATCCAAGCTTAATGTGGTAACAACAACATGTTGATCTATCACCTCATCAAACATAGGTATCTTGAAATGTAACCCAGGTTTAAGTACCCCTTTAAAGATACCAAACCTGAGTAACACTGCTTCTTCGTAATCCCTGATTATAACTATTGGCTTTATTTCAATCCACCAATTGGTTAATAGTTCAACCAGTTTATCAAACATAATTATTTAGTTTTTTTATTAGCTCTGTTTCTAGCATTTATTTCAGCTACCTTAATATCATTTGCTTGATTCTCTCTAGCCACTTTTAATTTTTCCATCTCAACTCTTAATTTATCATTAGACTGTTTAGTCTGACTTTGTAATTGAGCCATTTTAATTTCATAATCTTTAGCAGCTTTCATTTGATCATGTGATAACTTGCTGGTTTCTAATACATCAGCAGTTCCACTTCTATCTAAATCAGATAGAGGACCACTTTTAGACTCAGCAGCAATCATAGCTATTTGAACTTTATTGATTCTATCTAACTCATTTTGATAATCATCATGAGCCATCTTCTCTTGTTGTGCTTGTTGTGCAGCTTGAATTTGAGCTTGAGCTTGTTGTTGTTGTTGCTCTAATTGTTGCTGTTGTTGTTGCATTTTTTGGTTTTCTAAATCTTCTTGTCTTTCCTTAAGGGTTTTAAATACCTTCTTCATTTGACGTACAGAGTTAGTAGAGTATAGTTCAATAACATCATGTAAACTACCACCATTTTGTATAACAGCTTGAGATAATCCTCTGATTTCATTAAACATTTTTTGATCTTCTGGTCTATTAGTTAAGAACACTTTAAGATCACGGAACTTAAGATCAGCACCATTCACTTGTACAAATGCAGATTCTCCTGAAGATGTAATGTAAGAAATAGTAGATTGAGGTTTTTGACTTTCTGTATATAAAGCAGCATCTATAATTGCTTGGTATAATTGACCTAATACGTATTCATGTGCTACGAACAAAGGTTCTGTTTGAGAATATGATTGAGAAATAGCTGCATTAGTTCCTGTAGCTGATTCACTAGCTGATATAGATCCTAATCTTTGCTTAGACATACCAATCAATTCCCAACATTCGTTTTTAAGCTGCATAGCAAGGTTATAACGAGACTGTATCTCTTGAGTACGTGTAAGATCTATATCTCTAAATTGATTGAAGCTAGAAGGAGATTTAAGGTTCTCAGGGCTATCATCAATAAACATTACACCTCTATTACGAGCTTCCATCTCCCATATATCTAATGCATCCTGTGCATCACCATCTTTAGGAATAGGAATATGTCTGATAGATGTTAAGTAAACTTTACCTACCTCTTTCTCTAAAAGCTTGTATAATTGATTCATACAAACATTGTAAAGAACTTGGAAAGGTTTCATTAAGTCTACTAAGCTCTTAGCTTCTGTATTTTTAACCTCATGAACCAATCCTATAATATGACAATAGTTTAATAACTTATAAGGTTTAATATGATAAATATCTGGACCAATTTTAATACCTTGATACCATTCATTAATCCATCCCCATTCTAATGATTGTTGTGTAGGAATAGTTCCAGACTTATACTGCTCATCTACAAGTAAAGATTGCTCATTACCCATCTCATCTAAATATATTAACTTACCTATTTTCTTTTTAGAAATCCAATAAGATCTAACTACAACATACTTATAACCAAATGAAGAAACATTAGATGTAAGACCTAAGAAGTCTTTTAATCCATCATTGTTTTCTTTCATTTCTGATTCAATGATCATTCTAGTTTGTAAGACTAATGGATCAAATGTATCATACATTACAGAGTCTTGACCAGGAATAGCATCAGGATTACCAAGATTAGATTCACGTACATTAATCAAACCATAGTCTTGTAATGAACTACGTAAATGATCTATTTCATCTTTAGTTAAATCAGGAATAGACTCAATAATTTCAGATAGTTCCATAACCTGTACAATACCAGCAGCATATGCTCCTTGTGCTCTACCTGTAGGATCTGAAATATATTTTCTATCTGGTGTAGTTAAGAACCAAGTATTCTTTGGGTTAGCTACCTCTACATTAAATCCAAGCTTTGAGTTATCCTCATATATATGATAGAACTCTCTAGCAGAAATTAACATATCTCTAAAAGCATCTTCAGACTTTTCTTTCAACACAAACTCAGCTTTCTGACAAGTCAATATATGATTAGCCCATTTCTCAGCAGTAGATGTATAAGAATCTAATTCATCCTTAACTTCATCCATTGTCATCTTTTGTAAATCTTCATCATTAATCTCTTCCCCTTGTAATGCAGCTTTCTCTTGAATCTTTTGTTTAGCTTGGTTCATTACAAACTCTTGTAATATACCTGTTTTAAATTCTAACTCCTCAGACTTACTATCATCATCAAAAGCTTTTACACGAAATGCATCAGGTCTTTTACTAATCTCTCCAACTAGTTCATTAAGTGGAGTTGTAATAATTGAATACATCTTTACATATGATGGAAGTTGTAAGTCTGCTGTAAGTACATCTGTAAAACTTCTTACTTGAGGTTCTTGATAGAAATCCTCCATGCTTAATATTCCCTTAACTAGGTCTTAGTTTTTAACAAATGTATCTCTGTTCTTTACATACTCAGCATAAGCTTTGTTTGCAAAGTAGTCCATTGTATTCTTTATCCAGCTCTCATCTTGTTTTTCCTTATCAGTTTTAAACTGGTCTGGAAAGATGTTTAAGTAGGCATACCTAATTGTTGCGTCTTTTGTATATCTTATAATTGCCATTATGTAAACAGTTTACGTTTATATTTCTTAGGAGTATTGCCAAACATTCCTCCTCTTGAATCTGTAAATAATATATTTCCTTGTTTCTTTTGAAACATTGCTTTCACTCTATCATCTCCTGAACCACCAATCTTACCCATGATAGGGTCCATCTTTAATGCTTGTGCTATTGCTAACTCTGCAGCCACAATACGGTCAAAGTTACCTTGATCATTATATTGTATTACTTCTTCTAGTAATACAGGATCAAATACCTTTGTCACACCTAATATCTCTCTTATCACATTACCATCATCATCTTTTTCTTTTACTATACTCTCTTCTAGATACTTCTTCAAGCACACATGAAGATAATTAATTATCTTATCAGATGAACGATGTATTCCATATTCTCTTTTAACTGTTGTGTTAGGAACAATCTCCATTAACCATTGAGGTTGTTTCTCTAGATAATGAGCATCTCCTTTAGCTTTCATATATTCAATAAAGGATATATCATCATTCTCACACAGTGTTCTAGCATTGTAATATTTAATTAACAATCTAGCTTGTTCTTCCCATACTTCTTTCTTATCAGGTCTAGCTACATACGAAGCTACGAACATATCTTGATATTTCTCACCTGTAAGATCATGCATTCGTTTATAAATATAAACTGCCCCTAATGAGGAGCTATATGCAGACTTACCTTGTCTATAAGGATCGACACCTGCTGTATATAATCCATATGCAGGATTTTCTACAGGAAATTCATATATCACTATAGGAGCATCTTTCATATCACTATTCTTCAGAGGGAAGTTAGTTATAGGAAGTTTGTTTGTGAATTCATGCTTTATTACTCCTTCATCATTAAACAAAACTACAGGAGTACCTGTACGCTCTTGTTGTAATAATCTAAACTTTTGTCTCTTAGCTGATTCAATATCAAAGATGTTTGTATCCTCATTCAAGAATATATCATCTACCTCTTGTGGGTAGTACATCTTCTCCTTTAAATATGCTATCCTATCTCCAGCCTTTTTAAGTCTATCTAGGTTATCATTAGTTATCTTGGTAGCCTTTTCAAAATTAGATACTAGCATCTTTACATTATGTAATTCAGAACTAGTAGGTTCCTCTAGAAAAGCTCCTAATGTAGAATCTTCTTTAGCTTCCATCCTATACTTATGTCCAATGAATAGACCATGCATTCTAGATGTATCTTTTTCATTGTTATATGTAAGGAAGTTAAAGTTATCTACGTCAAACATTAATGATTTGGCATCCATGAATTTCTTCATATCACCCCCAGTACCAGTAAGAATTGGAGAACATCCCCATCCATAAGGTGTAGTGAAACCTGGAATAGCAGCTTGTAAGCCTCTAAGGAAATTACCTTTACCAATCTCATCTATAATTAATTTACGTGGTTTTGTACCTGCAATTGCTTCCTCATTATTACCCTCATCTAAGTTACGAATAAGAATAGAAGAAAAAGGAATCCTTTCTCCTGACTTTGTTTTAACACCTAATGTCACTTGATTCTTCCAGTTATCCTCAATTCTCTGCCATCTCCAATATTCAGGTAGGAAGTTTAATCCTTTATCTATCTTATCTGTAATCAGTTTTATATCTGGTGCATTCAAACCAGCAATAATGTTCTGTGAGTTCTCATCAAAGGTTGCTCCCCATGATACATAGGATGCTTCTATAACAGATTTAGCTAAACGTCTAATACCTAGAATAACTAGTCCTTTCTTTTCATTCTGAGCTCTATCTATCTCATTGGTAATCACCCACTCATTATCTCTTAGAAATGGGTTAGCATATTTCTGTGAAATTCTACCACGATCATCTATTATATCTACCTCTGTATGCCACATATTAAGGTGCCAATATAAAAAGGGGTTAATATAAACCCCACCTACCATAGCACCATTGATACACAAGTCTTTATGGAAGTCAAAGAACTCCTTATATTCTTGGCTATCCTTACTAGGGATACGCTTTTGATTTATAAACCAGTCTTTATAATCAATGCTCTGTATTGTAGTTATCATTTTCTATTTTTAAGGAAGTCTTCAGCAGCTCCTGATAGATCACCTTTACCTCTCACTTCCACTTTAGATTCTTCTTTCTCTCTCATGCTATCTACTGTACGTAATATCTCAGCATAATCTTTAAGTGCCTGTGTAAGGTCTTTTCTTTGTGCTTCCTTATTAGCTATACAAATAGGAATAGCTCCTCCACCTTTTGTTTCCTTCCAAGCCATTCTATCAGCTAAAGAAGAAAAAGGATTAGCTTGTATGTATTCCTTTAGTTCTTGTAGTTTCATTTCTAGAAACTCCAACTCATATTCTATAAGTAGTGCTTTCTTAGAAGTCGCCATCTTGATCCTCCTCTTTTAAAATGTTATCAAGGTCCATTCCATCTTTTATTATCCTATCAATCTCAGATTCATCTGTATGAGGTACATCCATATCTAGTTGTGACTTGTACTTATCTAAAGCAAAAGCTAGTTCTTTATCTGTTATTCCCCATGTATCACCATATTCATCAAGAGCTGTTGCAAGATGTCTACCTAAATTATATGTTGGATAGTTCTTATGTAGTTCTTGTAGAGTGTGTATCACTTGATTATAGTAATTCTTACTACTCATGTTATTTATATTAGATCATTTATGTCCTTCTCAGACAACTTATGATTAGTTATATCTTCTTTTGTTATTATCATTGGGTCATTTTCAAAATTATCTATTGCCTCTTCAGACATATAGTCACTTGAAAAGGTTATTCCCATGTAATCTTTATCTTCTCCTTGTGTTCCCACAATATCAATAAAATCCACTCCTCTATTATATAGATCAATTAATACATCAATAAAATTATTAAGAGGAATCTTCTGTATAGTCACTGTGTTATTTTCCATTAATAGCATTTTTAATTTCGTGCTCCTTATCAACTGAATCTATTACAGCTAACCACTTTGGAACCTCTAAAGGACATGCACAAGATAGGCATCTCACCTTAGCTACTAATGTACATCCACAATGAGTACAATGATCATCAGGTCTGGCAGTGCTGTGATTCTTTGAATGATAGGAACAACTGTTACAAATTTCCATTCTATCCTTAGCTGTCTCCTCAATAAGAGGTTTCATATCTGCTGAAGGGAATAGGTTATTCTTCCAACCCTCATATATTTGGGAAAAGTTAATCTTCATGTCTAGACTTTGTAGTTAATGATTCTATCAAAGGTAGGGTTTTATCTAATGTAACCCTTGCTGAGTTTTTCTTTTGTTCAGAGCTTGTATCATCTGCTAGTATGTTTTCCAATGCTAACTTCTTGGCAATCAATGCGTTAACTCTTTTGGTTGCCTTCTTATCATTAAAAAAGAATTTACCAAACCCACTTATCTCTATGCTATTATGCAAATCCATTGCTTCATTAGCTGATTGAAATTGGTGGTTGATGACAGCCTCTATAGTTTTCTCACTTGTAAGAATCTTAACAGCTAGTGTTCTGATTAGGTAGTCCTTGACGGACATGCTGATTGGCTTATCCATGTACTATCCTTATATCTAAAACTAGATCGTTATCAAAGTTTAGAATGATCATAGGATTCACCTTTATCTTTGTCCCATCCTTAATTAATATTCCCATCTTCTTGAGCTTGGAAATCATGTTATTAATTGTGGGTGGCGAGGATTCGTATTTGGAACAGAATTCCGCCCTGATATTGGCATAGGAGATGTTGCCTTTTATAGCAGCAAAAGCTATAAGCTGTATCTCTCTTGTTGTAAGCTTTAAGTCATTCACTGTAGACAATAGACTATAATACTTCTCAGCTGAAGCATAACTATCTTCTACAGACTTCTTAAGTCTTTGAACTATGATCTTCTTTTTGTTGGCTGTTTCCATATATAATTAAAACAAAGGTATGCATATTCTATTGACTAACAAATAACTATATTAATTATTTAAACTACTTAATGCTATATTATGCACTATTTATTATCCATTGTATATAAGCTTGTATAATCCTTCCCCACCCACACTCCCCAAAGTTAAGGGGGTTCTTAGGATATAAACAAATTTATTTTTAAAATGTGGATAACTCAACTACTATAATGTGTCATATAAGGGACAATCAAAAGCTAGTATGGGTGTTATAACGGATATTACGTTCACAAATAAAGCTTGTTCACGAATACGTGAACAGAGGGGAAAAGTGAACAATATGTAAAGCAATAGCTTGACAATACGTAAGGCTGGGTAAAGCTATTGATTGACAAACGTCCAGTTATTGATTGATAAAACTGGACACACGTGCATGAAAGTTTGGAAAAATTCATGCAAACATTTAACATGGGCCCATTGGACAATTAACACATTAGTCGCTTAACACACTGGATGTCAGACTCTTATGTGGAAGGTTCCATGTGGAACTATTGTCATTGAGAAAAAAATTTTTTTACATATACCCATAGGGGTTATATCCAAGGGAGAGTAGGCTACTCCATATCACAACCCCCTGTAACAATTGGCAAGTGGGTCTCATCCCCCAGTTGCTAATTAATCACAATTAAAACTAAAAAAAAAGATGAAAAAGTTATCAATTCAAAGTGGAAACTTCAGTGAAGGTGGAAACTTTAGTGCTTACACAGCAGACGGTGCAAGAACTTTCGTTGCAGGAAGAATTATGGAATCTTTAGGCTTTACTAAAGACCAACCTGTTAAATTCCCATTCTACTTGCTTGCTGAAGAAACAGAAATCACTCCGTTCATTGTAGGAACTAAAACTCCTCAAACTAATGCTGACGGAACATTAGTGTTAGTTAAGAGAAACACTGCAAAGAGTGCTTACTTAACTAAAGATGCAATGTTCGCTGCTGCTAATGAAAGCAAAACATTAGAAGCTGAAGCCACTGCTCATTTCAATAAGAGCGTTAAAGAGCTTGGTTTGACTGAAGCAGACATTAGTGCTTTTGCTAACGCAAGCATCTAATGCTAATAAGACTCTATCCTTAATTGGGTAGAGTCTTTATTATATATATGGGTGGGTCATATTGTGACTTTAGGGTGGGATTTATTCATCTGTCATGCAAATGAGAAATGCTGTAGAACCTCTCACAGATATATAACACTATTTTCAAACAAGCTATTATATGTTCTCAATACAATATATATAGCATTAAATAACATTGATAGATAATAGTTAAAGACAAACAGAAGATTGGTACTCTTCTAATAGAAAGACTATGTTCTATATTAGAGATATATAAAGTTTAGGCTGTTATATACATGAACTGCTCTAATATGGTTTAGTAATCGTGCCACTATTGTCTATCATATATATATCTCCTGGGACAGAACAATCGTCAACTGTAGAAACCTATGCACGTTTGGATTATTCTTGTCTACGAGATATATTTAATGTACCATTTCTATTTCCCAAGGATAGACAGATGTAATAAGATGTTTAGATATACAATCATAAGATGAGAAAGTGCACTCTTATATAAGGGTGTTACTACAGGCTTATGATCATTGTAACAGGTATATCTATCTTATTACATCTGAGTACAGAGGGATAATATATATCTCTGTCATTAGCCTTTAATATTAACCAAAGGTAGGAATATATTTTAACACATTTTTATTAACAAACACACAATCAATCAGTTATGAAGAAATTCACATTATATATACCTCTATATGGAGGTATATTATTTAGTATGTTAGCGTTCTTTACGTTAATATATATGTTTGGCTTTAAAGAGCCTTCACTTGAGACATTAGCACTTGGTTCATTAGTATGGACAGCATTTGTATTAATAGCTATATTCCTTTTTAAGGAGTTCATTAGAGATATTCAATTTATTGGCTACTTCCAAGGTCATGATGACTGTATGAAAGAGCTTAAAAATGGTCCATTGAAGGATGTATATCAACAATGGGTTGACAATTTACACACACATTAATATAGCATTAACATGAAGATCATCAAACTAACAGCCAGAGAGTATTATGTATTTAAAGACCTTGCTACATTTATATATGAAGCAACACCTATTAAAGGAATAGTATTTGTTGAGGCTAATGAGAAAGATTTAGTAAATTTGGGTTATTGATTATTAGGGCTCTGCTTCCCCTAGCAGGGCTCTATTTTTTACTCACCACTAAAAACAAACAAAAATGTTCATAGAAGCAAAATTGGTATTTCAATCATATATACCATTAAAACTAGAAGAAGGCATGTTATTCTTAAGAAAGATTAGTATGCGTAAACTCAAGACAAATATAGAATATTATCAAGTGTTTGAGCTTACAGAAGTTCCAAGAGATACAGAATCATATATATTGATCAATGGATGGCCTGTTGAACCACATATATATAGTGTCACATCAAACCCTGATGCTGCTGCAAACATACTAGCCAAACCTGAAGTGATAGGTTGGTGGGATGATGAACCAGGAGCTGAATATGAAGAGGGTGAAGAAGGTACACTCAGAGATATACAAGTTAGTGATTATAATTTCATATTAGAGAACTATGATGGTTCAATAGATATAGAAGTTAATATATCTATTGATGAAGATGGTGAAGAAATAGCCATTCCAATAATATATATGGAGAAAGTTACGCTTAGTATACCAATGGAGAAATCATCTGATGATTGGGATATTACATTAGATGATGGATTAGAGGATGAAGATGATTGGGATGATATGGATGATGAGCCTGAATATGATGGTGCAGGTTTTACATCTGAAGATGAATGGCCATTTGATCACCCTAAAGATAAAACAGACAATGATCCAGAATAATAACAATCAAAACATAGAACATATGAAAGAAGTATTAGAACTGTTCTACAAAAAAAATAAAGAACAGAAAGAAAGACCTAAAATCACAGTTAAATTAAGATCTACTGTAACACCATTAGAAAGACTAACCTTTGATGAGTGGTGCAAGGAATACAAAGTTAGTTTAACATATGATAAAAAGATTATACATATTGGTTAGTTGGTAGATTTGTGTGTTAGAGCTCCTCAGATAAAACTGGGGAGCTTTTTTTATTTTCACATCTAAAACAAAAACAAATGACTAAAGCAACTTATCTAGATGCTGCTAACAAACATGCAGTGAGAGAATTCTTATTCTCATTCTTTAAATGTAATTCTATTGTAGGACTGGCTGGACCAAATATCAATGAGTACATAAAATGGTGTAAATCAAAAGGTTATAAAGACATAGAAATATGGGAGAATACACCTAATGTACTAATGCACCAAATGATGCAAACTAAACATCCTGTACGCATGAGATTTGGTAATATATTACAAGCTGAGCCTGATAGAGTTAAAACATTATACGATCTTGATTATTGTGCTACTGTTTATACATTAAATGAACATATAGCCAAATTCAAAGATAACTTCATTATGACCTTCTCATTGAGAGCTGGTGTAGAATTCACAATCAAAGAGTTCTTCAAAGCTCGTAAAGAGAAAATAGTGTCATATGTTGAGAAACAGAAACCAATTAAACATACTCTGTTTACAACAAATAATAGAAACAAATACATTTACACACCCTATTGTGACACATCAGCAATGTGTTGCATAGCTAAAATCAACTAAAATGCCTAAAAGAGAATTAATATTCTGGACTACACCAGAATTAAACAAAGCAAAAAAGTGTTTATTAAAGAACAATAACAATGTAGCTGCTACAGCTAGAGAGTTAACAACTGTAATGAATAGAACAGAACAAGCGTTAGGATTTAAATTATATCAAATTAAGAATATAGCTAATCCTATAGCAGGTAGAAAAGTAAGAGAAATAAGAAAAGATAGGCCACAAGGTGCATTAGATTTACCAAAGGGCTTTTCATTTGATTTCACTCCTAAAAGAGCTGAAATGTTCCAAGATCACATAAGATTATATTTTTAACCAATAACACAAACACACATGGCAACACTAGTAGCATCTAGCAAAAATTATGCATGGAGACATGTATTAGTTTACGAGAACTATCAACCTGTAAATCAGGCAGTTAATAACTTCATCAATGCATTATTTGCAGAGAAGAAACGTCAATTAGCTCTATCTAGATTACAGCTAAAGTATGGTAAGCATTTTTACACACCTTCTGATGAATGGAATGAAAGATTTATCAGATATAAAAGTTACAAAGGATGATATATTTTATTATCTTTGTATTATTAGTATGGGTGTGGATTATCACAGAGTGGATAAACGCACCCATTAATAATACAAACCAAGACAATGATTATTCAATTAAATCCGATGATACCAATAACCAGGAAAACTGATGGTATGAAAGGGTACGCTTTTCTAGTGATAGATTATTCTCAAGAGCATTACGTATTATTTACATGTGCTATGGATGATGGAGATATATGGATATTAGATAATAGAGAAATATCTCTTCAGAATAATCCTTCATTAGGAAGGCATTTAAAAACAAAACAACATGGCAAAGACTCAAAATGTAAAAAGTAAAGATTTTAAGATGGCAGATATTAGAGCTCATTTATTTATTAATGTACATGGTAATAATGTAGATGTAATATATAATGATGATTTAGATAATGGTGCAGGACTTGGTGCTGCATTAGTTAGTATATTAGGAGAAGATAAAAAGTTAATGAGTATAATTAGTGCTGCATTACTTACAGCTCTTGAAAACAAAGAAGATTTACTTACTCCTCTAAAAAAGAAATATAGTTCTAAAACAGACAAAAAACCTGTTAAGAAAGCTACAAAAGCAGTAAATAAGAAATAAACTTCTAATTATGAATAAATATTTTACCTTTTATGAGTCTTTACATAAATTACCTAAATCAGAACAAAGATATTATCTATGGGACATGATTAAATGGTGTATTAAAGAATACATTAAAACATATAAATAATGAATGTACTCATCTATGACATAGAAACAATGCAGGAGCTGTTTCTTGTATGTTTATATAATCCTGAGACACAACAGTGGCATGAGTTCCAGGTTAGCAAGAATACAAATCAAATAGACTCATTTGTTAGATTCATAGAAGCACATCCAGATCACTATTTTGTTGGCTATAATAACTTACGCTTTGATGCTCAAGTAGTTGAGTGGATCATACGTAATCATAATGGTTGGCATGAACAAAGTGCATTAGAAGTTTGTGCAATGATTGCTCAGAAAGCTGCAGATATTATTCATGATGCTAACTTTGATGTATTCCCTGAATTTAAAGAAGAATGGTTAAGCTTTAAGCAAATAGATTTGTTTAAGGTGCATCATTATGACAATAAGAACAGAAGAGTATCATTAAAACGATTAGAGTTTGAGATGGATCTGGAGAACATTGAAGAGATGCCTATTCACCATACCAAAACTAACATGACTGATGATGAAATAGAACTAACTATTGATTATTGTCGTAATGATATATATGCTACCTATGAATTCTATTTAGTAACTATTGGTGAAACTGAACATCCATTATACAAAGGTAACAATCAAATTGAGCTAAGACAAGATATTGAAGCTGAGTTTGGTATACCGTGTCTTAACTATTCAGATAGTAAGATAGGTGATGAGATGATTAAGAAGTATTATTGCCAAGAGAAAGGTATTATATATAGTGAATTACCAAAGAAAGGATATTTCAGAAAGGAAATTAAAATGAGTAATTGTATTGCTCATTATGTGGAATTCCAGACACCAGAGCTTAAAGCATTCTTAAAGAGAATGAAGAAGAATGTGTTTGGGTTACAGGATGATTTTAAAGAGTCTATTGAATTCTATGGTAACACCTATTCATTTATGAAAGGTGGTTTACATACAGAGAACAAACCTAAAATATTTGAAGCTGATGATGAAAATAAAATTATTGATTGGGATGTATCTAGTTATTATCCTGCTATCATTATTAGCAATGGTAGATACCCTCAGCACTTGGGTAAAGAATTCTTACGTGGCTATAAAGCAATGTTTGATAAAAGGTTGGAACTCAAACCACTAGCTAAAACAGATAAGAAGATTAAGGGTATAGTTGGTGCATTAAAACTTGCAGTTAATTCAGTGTATGGTAAATCATCTGACATGCAGAACTGGATCTATGACAGACAACTAACTATGTTTACCACTATTACAGGTGAGCTAAGCTTAATGATGTTGATCGAAGCATATGAACTAGCTGGTATAAATATTATATCTGCAAATACAGATGGTGTCACCATTTTTCTGAAAAAGAGTGACACATACAAAATGCATGAGATAAACAAATGGTGGATGGAACTAACTAGCTATGAACTAGAACGTACAGACTATCAGAAGATTATATTCAGCACAGTAAATGACTATTTAGCAATTAAAACAGATGGTGAAATTAAAAAGAAAGGTGACTTTCTCACGGATTTTGAGTTACACAAGAATAAGAGTGCTCGTATTGTGCCTATTGCATTGGAGCATTTCTTTGTTAATGATGTGCCTGTGGCTGATACCATTCGCAATCACACAAATATTTATGACTTTTGCCTTAGGCAGAAAGCTAGTAGCAACTTTCATTATGAAGGAACACAAGCAGGCAAGGTAACTGTATATAATAAACTCATCAGATATTATGTATCTAACACAGGAGAGAAACTAATGAAAATTAAGAATCCTGAGTGTACTACTAATGCAGCTGATGCTAGTCAGGTTGAAGCTGGTGAATGGGTAATGCATGTTTGTAACAAACTAAGCAAAGACCATCCATTAGATAATGTAAACTATGACTATTACATAGAGAAAGCAGAGCGTATCATTGATAAGATACAGTTTGCAGGTAGAAAGAGAAAAATTATTGTTAACCCTAATCAAATGAGTTTATTCTAATGGGCAAATCACAATTTAAAATAGCTGCAGATCTAGTAATAGATGATTGCATAGCTAATGGACATAGATATCCAACAGCATCAGATTACTATTGGGCTTATAAGAAGTTCTTTGAAGCTATTGATAGTAAGTTTGATATAGACAAATTTAATGATTATATAATTAAAAGAATCTAATGGAAGCAAAACAACAAGCAAATTTTATGATTGCTGAATTCTCATTAGCTGTACTAGCTTCAATGGGACATGAAATAAATATGGATAAAGTTACATTGATAGCTAAATCTACAGCAATTCTTTCTGTAGATAAGACAATAGAAACTATAACTCATTGGTGCCCAGCACATATTCTTAACCATTGGATGAATGTTAGAAAAGAACTAGAAAACTATGGCAAAGATAAATAGAGAAAACATAGCAGATCATCTACTTGATTATCAATTAGGTATGATAGATAAGTCTATGCAAGAAGCACATATGACAAGAGAATGGTACAGTAAATGGACCATGACACAGGAACAACATGATGCATTTAAAGTTTATGCAATTCCTCTTATTAAAAAGGTATTTAAGTGTAGAAAACAAAGAGCTGAAGATACATTTAATTGGTTTGATTTACAATTTGGATTACGCATTAAAAATTAATTATGGCAATATATAACAATGATAGAGATCCCAACGATGTAATGTGGGAAGAAGATAATGAACAAAGCCCTAAAGAAAGAGCTTTTATTTTTGTAGCAATTATTAGCATACTATTAACAATTTTAGTTAGTATAATGTATGAAATTTATTTACATTTAAACAAATAATTATGGGAGCATGTCAATTTGAAGTAAGAAGTATTGGTAAAACAGCACAAGAAGCATATAACAGAGCTTGTGAAGAAGCTGAACGTGAATATGGTAGTCAAGATGGATACAATGGTACAATTAGTACTACACATGGATTTAGAGATGAAACAGAAGCATATAAGAAAAGTAAGTTTAATGATGTATCTGCTTATATACGTGATAGATTTGATAGTCACAATATGAATAAACGTGATTGTTCAGCTATATGCGTTGTACAGCCTGTAGGTAATAAGAACAAGACTAAGTCACAAGTGGAACATGTAGTTACACCTGGTACCAAGCAATGGGTTCTTAAATATGAGGTGGAGAACTTCTATGAAGATAGAGTGATAGCTTCATGTGTAACCAAGGGTGATGCTGTTAAAATGGCTAGAGCATATACAGAGAAAACACAAAGCTCTACAAAGATTATAATGCGTAAGGTTTTAATCAAATCTGATCCTACAGTAGCCAAGATAACATATAAGAAGTCTACAACTGAAAGAGATGGTGAGTGGATATTCTTTGGTTACGCAGCAGAATAATATACGTATATATCCGTATATATACGATAAAATATCTAAAACAAATAACCTATGATAGGTAAACATCCTTATTTTAAACAACAAAAACAAACAATCATGCCAGACATTTCATGTTGCAAAGGTGGATCTTGTCTATTAAGACTAAACTGCCATAGATATACAGTAAAACCTGATGAATTAAATCAAACATATTTTAAAGATCCTCCATACAAACTAAACATGATGTTTGATGAATATCATTCACATCTTGGTGTAGTAACATTAAGTTGTCCTTTCTTTTGGAATAATCAAAAACATGAAAATGAAAAACCTGGAAATAAATCAAGATTGGGAGAGGGAATCGCTTAAAGATTTTGTATATTTGTGTGAGCAACAAATGCTATTAGAGCAGGAGTTTCAAAGAGCAATCAGAGAGCCTGCAGAGATAATAGTAATAGATAAAGATAACGTATTAGATAAGCTACATGAATATAAACATAACACATTACCATTTTGAGGAAATAATCAAAGCTGGTTATACATTAGACATGTTATATTTCTTAAAGCTTGCTGAAGAAGGTATAGATGTAGAAACTATGTGCTCTGATCAAAAGATGAGAGTCTTATGTCAGACAGTTAGAAGAAAAGGTTTACTATCAGAAAACTTTAAAATAACTGTTATTGGTAAATCTGTATTAGGATTTCTAGATGAAGAAGGTACACCTGAAACTAAATTAGTTAAGAGCAAAACAGTCTCTAACGATTTTGATGAGTGGTGGAAAGTTTATCCAGGCACTGATACATTTACACATAAGAAACAGGAGTTTACAGGTACCAGAAGTATGCGAGTTAAGAAAGAAGACTGTAAAGTAAAATTAAATAGCATTCTAGCTGAGGGTGAATATACTATCAAAGAAATGATAGCAGCCCTCAACTATGAAGTGCTACAAAAGAAAGAGAACTCTACAAAGACTAAGACTAATAGACTTACATTTATGCAGAATTCTTTAACATATTTAAATCAAAGAAGTTTTGAACCTTTCATTGAATTGATTAGAGAAGGTAAAACAATTGTAGAAAAACCAATTATTACAGGAGGTACTGACATATGAGTTTTGACAATCTAAAAAAAGAAGTACAAAGTGGAATGGATGGACGTAATAACGGTATACCTATGGGCTTTAATAGGCTTAATAGATATATTGGTATTAGGAAATCTATGTACACATTAGTAGGAGGTTTAACTGGTTCTGGTAAAACATCATTTATTGATGATGCATATGTACTTAATCCATTTGATTGGTATATAAGCAAAGCAAACACTACAGACATTAAACTTAAGATCATCTATCGCTCCATGGAGAGAAGTGGTACATACAAGTTAGCCAAATGGATTAGTAGAAAGATATTTATGGATGAAGGATATATTATCCCTGTACCTAAACTATTAGGCTGGACTGAGAAGATGACCAAAGATGAGCATGATCTATTCTTAATGTATGAAGACTATGCTGAAAAGATGAAAGAGACCATTACCATAATTGGTGGACCAGAGAACCCAGTTGGTATTGCTAAAGAGCTAAAAGCTCATGCTGAAGCTAATGGTAGAATAGAACAGTTAGATCAGTTTAACAAGGTATATATTCCAAACAATGAGAATGAAGTTACACTAGTTGTAATAGATCACATTGGTTTGTTAAAGACTACAACTGCTCAACCTACCAAAAAGCAGGCAATTGATAAGATGAGTGATGAGTTGAGATATGCTAGAGACTTCTATGGATATAGTCCAGTGGTAGTTAGTCAGTTTAATAGAGACATTTCTAGTCCAATGAGACTAAAGAATGGTGATGTTGAACCACAACTAGAAGATTTTGCTGATAGCTCATCTACACAGAATGATGCTGATGTGGTACTAGCCTTATTTGATCCTATGAGATATAAAGTGGAGGACCCATCTGGTTATGATTTAAACAAACTAAGAGATGAATTTGGTGCTAAGTATTTTAGATCCCTCAGACTAATTAAAAATAGTTATGGTGAGGATGATGTTAGAATAGGCTTAGGCTTCCTTGGTCAAATTGGTATGTTTAAAGAGTTACCAAAGCAAAGAGACATGCTGGATGATGATTATTTCTCCATAACAAACAAAAGTTTTTTCTTAAATAAATAAAATGAATATACAAATAAAAACATATAACACCCTACCTAATAGTAAAGACCATTGGTGGCAAGTGGTATTATTTCCTACAGTGAGCATTATGAACAATATACAGAAACATGATCCATATATAGCTATTAATATAGAATATCTATTTTGGTCATTTACAACAATACTAAATCATGGCAAAAAACCAATTGAAAAGCCTGCCTACTTTGAGGGATAAGAGACAAGCAGAATTTGCTGATATATGGTTAAAGCATGGGAAATTTGGTATCCTTAATCTATGTCCTAGATTTGGTAAGATATATACGACTATCAACATCCTGGAGAAACTAGATGATGATATCAACATTCTAATTGCGTATCCTGATTTAAAGATTAAAGGAGCTTGGGAAGCAGATTTTGAAGCTAGGAAGTATAAGAATCAGAATATTACTTACACTACTCATTTGTCTCTTAAAAAGCACACAGCTGGCTTTTATGACCTTATAATACTAGATGAGATACATTTGCTCTCGGAAGCCCAAATAGAGGCTGTAAAGGAGCTAACATGTACCAAAGTGTTAGGATTAACAGGTACATTATCTAGCTGGACAGAGAAAACATTGATTAGTGAGCTTGGATTAGCAGTATTGGCTACTTATACAATTGAACAGGCTATTGAAGAGGGTGTAATTACAGACTATGAAATAACTGTAGTGAGTGCTGCTCTAGATAATCAGATACAAAACAACTATAAGGGTAAATTAAAGACTGAAAAGAAGCAATTTG